CATCCAATCTTCAAAAAATATTTTAGTTGAAAAATCATTAGTAACATAAAATGTTAATGTTACTGCTTCAAAAGTTGTAGCATATGGTTTAGCTACTTCTATACCATATAGTCTATCTTCTGTTGTAGCAAATGTCATGCCAGGAAATTCTGCAGTATGACATAAAAAATCAATAGAACCATCAGGAACCGTAGAAAACATTTTTGTGGGTGGAATTATTGAAACAGAAAATCTATTAGCAAGTGCTAATGATCCTTTATTATCAGCTTTAGTAACAAAATCTACTGGATTTAAAACTGGCATATTTTCCTTATATTCCTATTCTTCTCATTTTGTATGCGCTCTCGGCCCAGACCATGGTTTTATTCATTTTCTTAAATCTTTCTACTGGTAAAAATAAAGCAGTTCCCCAATCAGCCGGTGGTACTAATACCATTTGTGATCGCATAAACGTATAAAGATATCTATGTATACAGGGTTTTGCTCTTTTATATCTTGTAAAATTTCCTAAGCTTTGATATGATAATTGTATTCTTGTTGTTTCATCTAGATTTTTATTATTAGCAAATCTCATAAGTTGATCTAATAATATTGCTCTATCTTTAGGATATAGATAATGAAAATTTATACCTAAAAAACCATCACTATATTTTTCAACTGGTAATATTAAAGGAAACATATCATAATAAGGAAGAGTTTCCTTATGTTTAGGATCATATTTAAAGAAATACATATTACCATATTGCCAAAAGCTAGATTTTTCACCAGTTGCTAAAATTTGACCCGGTGAATTGTAACTTCTAACTTTACTGACTACTTGTTGTCTAACTAATGATCTAAACCATTGGCCTGCTGTTTTTTCAAGTACTTTAGTGATACCTTTTCTAATAGCATTAGTTACAACAGATAAAAATGCTCCGACAACAGGTACAGCCATATAAATCTTCCTTTGTTATTAAAAATACTAGAACTATTTAGTTAATTTAAACACATCATCGGTTATTATACGCCATTCCCATCCTTTTGATTTACAAAATTGTTCTGCAGCTGCAAATTTCGCGCTATTAATACCCCACGTTTTTACTTCCTTTAGATATCTTCTTCTATGTTTAGGGTTTTCTTTTGGTGGTTGTGTTTGTCGTTTCGGCTTAATTTCTATTAATGACTCACCCTTAAGAGTTTTAACCCAGAAATCAGGATAATACCTGTGAAATCTATTATCGATAGGTGATTTATATGGTATAATAACCTCTTCACTTGACCAAGATATAACTTCTGGCTGGCGGTCTAGATAGTTCATAAACTTTAATTCCCAACCAGATCGATAAATAATTTTAGTATAATCACCCTTATACTTTTTAGGGTTTTGTGGTCTGAATTTTCCTTTGTATGCCATATAAATATATAGTATATTAACGAATTAACATTTATCAGAAAGTAATCAATGGCTGGCAATTTAGGTAACGTAACAAGATTAAACTGGCCACCTGAATTGGGTTCAGCAGGAGGCAGTTTAAATCATTGGGTTGATTTTCATTCTTATGATTTTAAACATAAAAAGAAAAAAACTGAAATAGCATTGTATATTCCCCCTGATGCATTATCGACAGAATATAAGTCTGAATATAAAAATTTAGAAATGGGTGCAGGTGGTATGAAAGCAGCAGAAGAAGTAAAGGATGCAGAAAGTGATGTAGGAGCTGTTACTAAATCACTCGCAGCTATGGGAATGGCTCAATGGAGTTTAGGAATGGAAGGCCTTAGAGATAGTCTAGCAACTTTACTTCCGGAAACAATGGAAGCATTAGCGATGAGAGCAAAAGGTAGGTCTGTAAATCCTCATCTTGTTACACAATATCAAGGTCCCACTCAGCATCGTGAACATAAATTTACTTTTCAGATGATGCCAAAGAGTAGGATAGAATCTCAAACTGTTAATCAAATAGTAAAAGAGTTTAAAAAGGGTATGCTTCCAGATCATACATCTGCTGCCTCACCTGTAACACCAATTGGTGCCTTTGGTTATCCTGATGAGTATGAAATAACTTTTTTTATTAATGGTGAAGCTCAAGATTCAGGTAATAATGGTTTGTTTAGAATAGGAAGATCAGCGTTAACAGATGTATCTTTAGATTATACAACACAAGACACCGTTGCATTTTTTGAGGATGCAAATTATCCAGTATCCGTTGAGATGACATTAACATTTTTAGAAACTCATTTGATGTATCGTGGTCTTATAGAAAAGGGATTTTAATATGTCAGAATTTTTTTCACATTATCCTAAAGTAGCATATAATATTACAGGTGAAAAAGAACCAACAAAATTAAGAGTTGCTGTTGATATTATGAACAGAACAAAAATAAAAGGCTTTCTTGAGGATGATATTGTTCAATTTTTACCATATTCTATACCAGAAAATGAAAGACCGGATGTAACAGCAGCAAAACTTTATGGAGATGTTAAATTTACATGGTTAATTTTTGCTATAAATGAAATACATGATCCTATTTACGGTTGGCCTTTAGGGCAGAGAGAATTTATTACTTATATAAAAAATAAATATGGTTCTATTCCTGCAGCACAACAAGGAATACACCATTATGTTCGTATTCTTAGACATAGAGTTGAACAAAAAGGCGAAAAGGATCCTATTCCTGCATATAAAATAAAATGTGATTTTGATACTTATAAAAATTTACCTCTTACAGATAGAGAAATTGTATATTATTATGATTGGGAAATGGAACAAAACGAGGCCAAGCGTGATATAAAAATAGTTAAACCAGAATTTGCATCTATGATTATGTCGGAACACACAACTAAACTTCTGTAGAGGATTAATATTTTATGGCAAAGCAATCCGAATTTGAAGAGTTTGGTGCTGCCCAATTCCTACGTAGGAAAAGCGCATCAAGTATTACAATACCAAAAGAACAACCCATTGCAAAGAGTCCGGATCAGAAGAAACCTAAATATCCCAATAATCTTCCATCTTTTCCGGGTGATTATGAAATTAAAGAATGTAGATTATATTCCCCACATAAACCTTTAGGTGGATATATTGATTTAAGACAAACATTTGCTGAATTGAATATCTATGAAGATATTTTTTCTCCCACTTTACAAATGGATATAACTTTAGTTGATGGTATTGGACTTGAAGAACTTTTACCTATTATGGGTGAAGAAAGAATTTCCTTAGAAATAAAAACAGGAAATATGCCTGATATGTCTATGAGAGATGTTAATGCATTAGAGGGTCCTGAAGCTGGTGCCGCAGAGGAAGAACCTCCTAAACCCGGCCCCTTCGCTGGATCAGAAAATACCGGTACAATTAAATTAGACTTTCAAATAGTTAAAATGTCTGATAGAACCGAATTAGATAATATTCAAGGAATGTATAGATATACTCTACATGGAGTTTCAAAAGAATATATTGATAGTTGTAAAACTAAAGTTAGACGAAGTACTATTACACCACCTAATCAATTAAAAGCAAATGAACCACGTAAAATTTCACAAGTTATTAGAAAATTATTTCATGAATATTTTAGAAATTCTGAGAAGAAAATTTTTATTGAACCCACAAAAAATTTAACAAAAATAGCTATTCCTAATTTACCACCATTTAAGGCATTTGAATTCTTGGCTTCTAGAGCTGTTTCAGCTGGTCAACATGCAGTAGGTTCTAGTTTTGTATTTTATGAGTCTACTACTGGTTATCATTTTGTTTCTTTAGAAACATTAATGGCTGGTGGAGGTACAGGATATATTAATCCTCCTGATGATCCTATGGGAACAAGTCCTGCTGAAGGACAATATTCATTTAAAGAAGAAAGAAGTAAAGAAACTTATACTATATGGCCTAAAAATATGACTGATGGGACAAAGAGAAATTGGGAACAACAGGCAGCTATGGAATCAATTGGTATTGAATCATTTAAATTTACTTCTAATTTTGATATATTACAAAATTTAACAAAAGGAATGTATGCAAACAAATTATTGACACATGATATTGTTAGAATGAAATATGATTATGTTGATTTTCAATATATCAATCCTAATGATCAAGCTGTAGAAACAAAAGTAAATAATAATGGAATGGTACAAGATGTACCTAAAGCATTAACTGCTGCAGATAAGAAACAGTTTATAGATGAATTTGCACATTTAGATGATGGTAATTTATGTACAGTAAAACAAGAAGCATTAGGAGCACCAGAAGCATCTATAAATTTTTATCCTACTAGTTTAGGACATGATACAATACCACATTTTTCAAGTGGCATAGGTGAGAAAAATATACATGGCGGTCCCAAGGGTCCCTTAAATATTGTTCCTAATAGAGTTGAACAATGGATGCAGCAACGAATTGTTCAAGAACAACAACTTAATAATATAAAGTTACAAGCCAGAGCACCCGGCAGATCATGTAGAAATGTGGGAGATGTGATAGATTTTAAAATGCCATCCCCTTCAAAAAAAGAAAGAGGTGCACAGGATACACCAAAACCATCTCATCCTGAACACAAATATTTAAGTGGTAAATATTTAATTACTAAAGTAAAACATAATTTCGCACCTGACAAATATACTATTGATTTTGAAGCAATAAAAGATTCCTTAAAGGAACAGATGCCAGGAACTACATCTAATCCCGTTGAAGGATCATCCGCTATAATGCAAGATGGTACAGTAAAAATGAGTGAAGATGGTTCAAGAGTAATAGGAGGTTTTTAGTATGTCTTATTTTATGGGCAAAGAAGGATTTGTCTGGTGGCAGGGTGTCGTAGAGGATCGTCATGATCCCCTTTATCTTGGTAGATGTAAAGTTAGAATATTAGGATGGAATGATGAAAAGAAAGTACATCAATCAACAGAATCATTACCTTGGGCATATCCTGTAGCACCTATTACTTCTGCAAGTCAAAC